TACAGAGCTTGGCTCTGTAAAACTATATTATATCTTTGGGCGAATCAGACCGGCTATCTGTATCCAAAATTCTGATACAAATTCTATATAAAATTATTTTTTTTAAGCTTGACACCGTTTTGAGATCGCTTGAAAATGCAGGCTGTTCTTTTAACCACGCGCACGAAGCGCATAACAAGCCACTACATATCAAACTATGAAAACACCGACATATAACGAAATGCAAAAACGATACACAGCCTATGTTAACTTCTGTAACCAATACGGAATGAAGCCAATCGCTTTTACAATGAATCCTCCAGCTCTCACAAAACCTTTTAATTTCGAGACTGATTTCTAAGCCACTCATATAAACATAAACACCACAAACTATGAAACTATCCGATGATCAAATCTTTGTGCTTTGCACGATATCAAGCGTAGTGACAGCAATCATTTGCTTTTGCTACGGCTTCTACCACACGCAGTTATAAACCACACACAACGCAAACTATGAAAACTACAGAACAAACTAAATTAATTAAAGATATCAGAGACCTAGCAGCTAAACAATACGAGCAAGGCGGTCACTGGTTAACGGAGTGTTACGAAGACGAAGAGATACTAAAAGAATTCTCTTCAGTAGAGGAGGCTGAGAAAGCATGGAAAGATAAAGAAGAGAATGCGAAAGAGTATGAATCCGCTCGTGAATTCTATAATGACGGAGAATTCTGGGGGGAATTTTACGGAGTTGAAAATTCTTAAATAAAATAACTCAAAGCCGTCACTTGAAAGAGTGGCGGTTTTTTTGTGTCTAAATAGTTTTATTTTTTCTAAATACTGTATTCAAAATCTTGATACAAAAAATAGAAATATTTTTTACGTAATAATGTATCCAAAATCTTGATACAGATTTATCTGTATCTAAAATCCTAATACAAAAAATAGAAATATATTTTCCGTAATAATGACTTTTTAATATTACAGAGCTTGGCTCTGTAAAAAGTTTTTAGCCTTTAAATAAAGCGCCAGAAGAAAAAAATAATACTAAATAAATAAGCGCGTATAAATAAGCGTATATAAAAGAATAAAATTTTCCTGGTGCCGAGTCAAACCGGGTATTAGCCGGTCTTATACCCAGCATTAGCTAAACTTATGGTGCCACCAGGTTTGATTTGCCGTTATTGAGTGAAAACTTTTTTTATTTTTTTTTCGCTATTTGTGCCTATGGACTTGACTCGCTCTAAAAAACTATGCTATTTTATGGCTCGTTCCTTCTCAGTTTTCCGCAAGTGATGTATCTACCTTTGATCGGGTAGGGGAAACTTGGACTGAGATACTAACCACAAAAGAAAGTAATCAATGAAAACACTAAATGCACAAAATGCACTTGAACTGCAAATCGTCGAAACGCCACTCAATTGCGAGTTTAAGCAAATCGACATTAACGGTGAGTATGCCGCGACCGTAGGAATCAAACGTTCGATTCCGACATTCGAGAATTTACTCGATCCATTCGTTCATCTGTCTAACGGCTTACAAGTCGAGTTCGATCCTAAGGTTGAACTTTTCCGCTCAAAATTCGGAACTGAGGGCGCATCCTACGCGATGTCAATGCCACTTGGTAAAATCGATTTAGGCGGACGTGAGACAGAGACTCGCATCATTCGTCGAGGATCATTCAATTCATCCGCATCCGATTCGTTCGGAATTGAGATGATGGTAATGATTTGCTCAAACGGGATGATGGGATGGAAAGCCGAAAGTGAAAGTGGACGCGCTAAGAGTCGATTCTCACTCAACTGGGAATCAAATGCGGGAAGTAAAATCGATGCAATGCTAGACGGCTTTTCGTCAATGCAGGATCGATACATACGAATCGCAGACGAACTTAGAGAGACTCAACTCTCTAAAAAACAAGTCGATGCAAGACTTGAAAAGTTGTTCGGTAAAGATTCAAAGCAGTCGAATCGAGTGCGTGAACAAGTCGAAACGCTGTTTGTTTCGGGTAAAGGTAATCGTGGAGAAAGCGCATGGGATTTATTCAATGCCGTCACCGAATATCAAAATCACGAACGAACTTATAAAGAGACTTCAGTTTCGTCCGATGAAAATCGTAGAAAAGGAATTCTAGATATCGACTTCGATTCACTTGCAAAAATGGTAGCTTAATGGAAATTATAATTCTTACTTTCATTCTGCTATTCTTGTTCTAAAAATCAAAGTCTCACTCGAAAGGGTGGGACTTTTTTTTGTGCCTAAAAACCGGTAATAGTTGTATCGAAAATTTTGATACAAAAAAAGTTTTGTAAGTCTAAATAGTGTATCGAAAATCTTAATACGTCCAGGCGACGTATAAAAAAATAGAAATATTTTTCACGTAATAGTGTATCAGAAATTCTGATACAGATTTATCTGTATCGAAAATCGTAATACAAAAATAGAAATATTTTTCCCGAAATAACAATCCATTTTATATTATAGAGCTTGGCTCTATAAAGGTTTTTACTGTATCGAGAATCTTGATACAATCACCGGTCCCATTAGCAAAACTAATTCTTAGTATTAGAAAATTTAATGGATTATTTATTTGACAGCCCCGGATTTTTATGGTAGCCAAAAACCTTGGTACTAGCGCAGGGGTGGTAGTTCTCCCGAACGTTTTATCGCACCCTTAACTATTACAATGATTACTTTTTTGTGCTTTGCAAGTTTTTTTTTATTTTTTTTTATTTTCATTTCCGGGCCTGGACCTGGCGCTTATAAAAAAAAAGATTAATTTATTTGACATGCCATTATAATTCTATTCTATTTTACAGCATAGCACCTCTGCTATTTTCAACTCAAAGGTCGCGATCTCCTTAATCGCTTTTCAACCATGTCATTCACCTACGACCATCTAATCAGCACCTTCGGAGAAAACAGCTTTGAAGGACAGGACGTTTCAATCGACATCTCGTTAAAAGAGTATGGCGTCGCATGGCAAGTGCTTGGGAGTAAAACCAAGTTTGTTTATGGCGTCGAGTGGAACGGATCTAAAGGCGAATACACTACGTTCGACCACTGCTTCTTCGATACCGATATGAATGTCTTTTCAGACTTCGATTGGGCAGACTTCGATGCCATCTACTCATACACTGGTCTAAGTGCAGATCAGTGGAAGGAGCTTTCAGTTCCACAAAAGATCACTGACCTAGTATCATACTACGGTCGAGAAAACATCTTTGGCATGGCAAGCGTGTAAGTTGAAAATAGCGTGATCGGACTTTACATCTGATCACGTTTTTTTTATTTAAATAGTGTATCCAGGTTTCCGATACAAAAAAGTTTTTGTGATCTAAATAGTGTATCTAAAATTCTGATACGGCCAGGCCGTATAAAATAGAAATATTTTTCCCCAAATATTGTATCAGAATATCTGATACAGCTTGGCTGTATCATAGTGACCTGTATCGACCTGGCGCTACCGGTGATCAGATGTTCACTGCTATGATAAGATTCGGCTATGATGGCCACCGAAAAAAAAGATTAATTTTTATTTGACACCCTATCTGACTGCACTACCTTCTCTTATGTCGGGGAGCAATTCAGCTCAAACAACTCGACCTTATATATCATGACTAAAGCAATACTATTAGACCCACAAGCATCCACCATCTCAGAGACTGAGGTCGATGGTTTCGAGGACATCCAGAAGAAGATCGGATGCCGTTGTTTCACATGCGTCCGCTTCCCAGATGGCAAGCACGTTGCCTACGTTGATGACGAAGGTCTTATCAATGGCACCGAGTATGGCACGGTGTTCTCCGAAGACATCTACCCAGAACCTCTAGCAGGTCGTGTTCTCATCCTAGGAGATGACGGAGCAGGTGGAGATGCAGACTGCGAGCTGACTGGCGCAGACATTAAGAAGATGGTGAAAGGCACCGTTCAGTTTCAGCACTAGTCATGCTTTGGGGGAGTCGGCAAACAGTCGGCTTCCCCTTTTTTTTCTTGGCCTAAATAATAGTTTTTAATAAGATAAATAAAAGTTTTAATAAGCTAAATAAAAGTTTTAAATAACGTAAATAAATGTGCGGCCTGGGTCTACATGCATAGATGGACCGGGCTTTTTCGCGTGTAGTGCTTTTTCCGATACACTTCGTGGGTATTAGCCGGTCTTATGCTGGACGGGCTTTGTATAAGATTTGCTTATGGAATATTAAATGTAAAAAAAATGTAAAAAAACAGTTTTATATTTCTATGGGCTTGACTCGTTTTTTAGCCTGCTTTAGAATCGGCGGTGGCAACTAAGCCATTATATAAACCACACATCATAATAAAATGAATAAACTAGAAGCACTACAAAGCACACGCAAAGGCACTTTCGCCATTGCTCGCATCGTCTCAGAAAAGAAGCCTCTCAAAGCTTTTCGCCAACATAAGATTCTTAAAGTGGTCTTGGCAACTGTTCGCACTGGAGTTGAGTTCAAAAACCTTGCAGTCAATGCGGATCGTCAAACTGGATCGCTTCCTTGGGGCGAGTGGGAAACTTACCCATACGCTATTGCCCACAAGGGCAATCGCTACCTTCGCCTCTACCTTGGTCAGTCAATGAAAGTCTTTTACCTAGTTGATGGAGTTAAGACAGACAGCGTTTCAGCTCGCTTTATGATACAGGGCGAGACTGAGAAAAAAGTGGTAGACCATAGAGAAGGCAATCCTGTTTATGACTGGTCTGTTCCCACACGCCCTCACAAAGACTTAGTCGTTGAGACAGGCGAAGATGGCAGACTGTTGAGAATGTTATGGACTCAACTTAAGAGCAAAGCGGGCGAGAAACCCGCTTGCATAACAGTCAAGGAAGGTGGACTTGTAAGCATCAAACAAAACGGAAAGGAGTTGATCAATGGATAACGAGACTAAGAAACTCGCACTTGGCTTAATCGCCTTGTGCAGTTTCGCTGTTATTCTTTTGAGTATCGCACTCGACCGCGAGACCGAAAGAGAAAACAAGCAAAGGCAAAGTTGGATTGAACAAGGTTTCCAAATCGGTGAATAGCTTGTAGCAGAAAATCCACTACACGACAAGGGGAGTTGCCAAAAATAGGTAGCTCCCCTTTTTTGAGAAAAAATACAGGTTGTCGCGTCGGAAAATAAATCGGGGGTACTCCACGTACTAGACCGAAAATTTAATTTTTCAGTTTCTACCTTATCTATTGTTTATTCTTATTTACCCCCCCCCTTTATTATAAAACTTGTTAACTTATAAAGGTCTGCTTATATAGGTTGGATTAAAAAAAATCGGGGGGCTATTTTGACTTTGAGGATTCTACCCATTGGATAAAGTCCCCTATGTCCTTTAGGTCTTTATATTCTATCTCATATCTTCCCTGATCATAGACAAAGTTGTTTGTTTTAGTGCCAGCTGGTTTTAGCTCCGCAATATTAAGGAATCTTTTCTTAGATATTATGCCAGCTATCCAAACTAGGCTGAAATCGTTCATGACTCTACTAAATATGTAATAATCTGTGGCGCGATTTACCTGTTCTTCATATAATGTGGCGCTATAATAGCCTTGGGGCTTTGAATTGCATCCTTGAGCCTTAGAATCAATCGTATTGTCCTGAAATGTAAAATCTACTTCCCAACTATCTGAATATTCTAAAGGGTATGCAGATTTTATGGCAGACTCTGCAAGGTAGCCAGTCATCCTTTGACGTTCATTAGTTCTATGAGTTCCGTGATTGCCAAATTTGTCAAAAAATTCTTTGTTTCTTTCTTTTGCTTCTTTTAATATTTTTTCTGTTACTTTAATTTCTATCATAGTCTGAAGTTTAGCAAAAATGTTTAATAATTGAATATTTTCTATTTTTCTTTATAATATTATTGATGGATGGATATATTTCTTATCTTCTCGATAAATACTCTACAATTTCTGACGAAACAATTATTGAATGTCAAAATGAGATAACTGCAGAGGAAGTTTCTAGTTTTTTAAGTATAGCACGAGAAGGAACAAAAGTCAAGGGCAGAAGAGAGGATATTTTCGATAAAGTAGTCCCAATTGAAAGATATGGTGAATATCATGCTTATCAAATGGAAAATTTGCTGCCTATCATTATTAAGCCCGAAAAAGATGATAAATACTTTGCGGCGATCTTAGATTTAGAGGGAAGCTTCAAATGGAATAAAAAAGATGACAAAATGTATCCCATCGCTGCATTTCGTAAAAAAAATATATTAGAAGACCTGTGCAGCTTTTTAAAGAAAAATTATAAGGACAGTATTAACATTCAAGGCAAAGAATTGCTGTTTGTATTAGATCGTCTTAAAGATAGTCTTATTGTAAGAAAAAAAGAGGCCGAATTGATGGTTGACTGCCTTATGGAACCAGATAACCCATATTATGCAGAGGCACTCGAAAAATACACGAAAAGTAAAAAGAAGTAACAAATTAAATTAATAAGCAGTATATAACTGTAATAATAAGTATGGCAAAAAAAAGCGCTGTTAAAAGACCTCAGGAGCTAAAAGAAGCTTCATTTGATTTTAGTAAATATCATTTCGATATAGATCAAAAATTTAAACTAACTAAGAAACAAGTAAAAATTTTAAAAACATGTCAAAACCCAAATACAAAAATGGTTATTTTGGATGGACCAGCAGGAGTATCAAAAACTTATGTTGCAATGTTGATTGCTTTAGAGAAATTAAGAGACAAAAAAGTTAATGGTATAACTGCCTTAAGATCTTCTGTAATTTCGGCTGATTCTGAGATAGGATTCTTGGCTGGCACAATTGATGACAAAATGAAGTATTTCGCTAACCCGTTTGGTCAAAAATTAAAAGAATTACTCAAAAACTCAGATGTAGAAGTTATTTCTAAAAAACTTTTGGATGTTTTACCAGTTTCGTTTTTACGAAGCTATTCTTTTACTAATGAATGTTTAATTCTCAGTGAGTCGCAGAACGTGATGAACGAATCACTCTTTTTGTGCGCTTCTAGGGCTGGTGAAGGATGTTTTGTGATTATGGAGGGTGATAGCCAGCATCAAAACGATCTTGGCAAAAAAAGCGGTTTTAAGAGGTTTTGTGAAGTGTTCGATGATAAAGAATCTAGAGATAATGGAATCCATTATTTTAAATTTGGAATTGAAGATATTGTTAGAAGTGAATTTGTAAAATATTTAATTACCAAGAGAATTAAAGAAAATATATAAAGTTTCAATCAAATTTATAAAAATAAAATATTTTTTGATAATATTTTTTCATTATTATCTTTTTTAGTGTAATAAGAAAGACTTTTAGTTGAAATTATTAATATTTTTTGTATTATACGCTTTATAAAACTTTATAAACAAGTAACCTTTTTAAAAAAAATAAATTATGAAATATTGCATGGAATGTGGAAGTAAAATTGAAGCTTTAGGAGGTAAGATGCCTAAGTTTTGTATGGAATGTGGAGAGTCTTTGGAAGGAGAGTCTAAAACTACCGACAATGAAATAAAAAATATTAGCGAATCCAGTTCTGTTCAGGCAGATGATATTTTTGAAATTGAAGGTTCTGGTCAAGACCCAGACTCTTCTGTGTTTACCTTTGAAAAGGTAATGGGATCTAAGGAAAACAAAATCAATTTAAATAGACCTAAAGGTTCTAAAGACATAAAAGACTTAAAAAGTCGGCTAAGAAATAGAGACTCTATAGACGCCAACCAATAATGTCTATGTCTTTTGAACAGCTTGAGCCAATTATCGATCTGATATTGGAAAAAAATCGTTCTAGGTGGAAACTTGGTGCAGTTAAACATTTTGATTTTGATGATCTAAAACAAGAAGTTAAGGTTCATGTTTACAATAAGCTTCATATGTGGAATACTAAAAGGCCTTTCGAGCCTTGGGTGAGCCAAGTGATTCATAATCAAATACAGAATAAAAAAAGAAATTTATGGAGAAATCATGAAAAGCCTTGTTCTGGATGTTACTTTAACAAAGGGATGGGCAATTGTTCCTTTACTAATTCTGGCGACCAATGTTCTGAATGTCCAGAATTCTCTCACTGGGAGAAGAAAAAGAAAAACGCCTATGAGTTAAAGACAGCTATTTCCGTAGAAAATGAGGGTGGCGAAATACCTTATGGTTCCCCTGTAGAAATAGACCATGAAGAATTCTTAAACAGATTAGACACCATTTTAAAGAGCGATTTGAAAAAAGATCATCTTGACTTAGTAACTTACAATATATTTAAATTAACTTGGATTGAAAAACTATCTGATAAAGAAATTGCTAAGAAGATGGGCTACAAAACTAATGAAGAAAATAGAGGTGCAGGGTATAGAAGTTTAGCCAGTCACAGAAAGATCGTTCATAATAGGGCAAAAGAAATATTAGAAAAAGAAGATTATAACTTTATTTAATTATTAAATATTTACGAAATCTTCAATAATAAATATGAAAAACAAAAATCCAGTCGAACTAACAGATAATCAAAAAGAATGGATAATTAAGAATGGCGAATCTCTTGATTGGGGTATTAACGAAATTACAAAGAGTGTTTTCGGAGATAATACCAAAGATGGAAGATCATTTGAAGGCAAAGCCGTAAGTAATTTTATTTTAGATCATGTTGGTGCCAAACCAAAAGTTAGAACAGTTAATTCAGATGATTATCAAGCTTTCGAGTTAGAGCAACATCAAATAGACTTTTTGCTTTCAAATGCCAAAGATTTAACTACCTATGAGATTGCTTTGAACCTATTTCCAGAATTTAAAGACAAAAGCTACAAAGAGGTTGCTTTTACAAAGGAAGTAAAAAGTATACAAAGATATATCGATAACAATTTAGGAAACGAGTATTTTATATCTAAAAACAAGCCTCTGCATGGGCAAGGTGGATTTAAACCGCCAAAAAACATCGAGCGTTGTGTTCCATTAATATCTCAATATACTGGGCTTGATATTAAGCTCAGTAAGTTAAAAGACCACGAAAAAAAATCTATTGAGAAATTATGTAAAAACTTGAGGAGAACTTCTTTGGGTAAGACAGTAGAACAATTTAGATCCAATAACGAAAAAGAATTATTTTTAGAAAGTTTTATTTCTGATACTTGGGATAAAAGCAATCTAACTCCCGGTGAAGTTTCTCAATATGTTGACCTATCTGGTGAGCGGGTAAATTTATATCAGATCAAAAAATATCAACAAGATCTGCAGGAGCAGCTGGACGATGATATGCATAGTGAAGATGGGAAGCTAAGATATACGCTTATTGATGCCATTGATAAGCAGATCCAGAATCGAGACAAATGCATGAACCGTATTCAGAAGCTACAAGACAGCTTGGAAGGTTCAAGAACAAAAAGACTGGAAAAAGAGGGGGGAGATCAAGTTAGTATTCTAAGTCTTTGTGAGGATCTGGCTAAAGAAAAGAAACGTATACGTCTAACTAAGATGCTCGAAAAAGAACGTGATAAAGTCGTAAAAGTTGTAAACGAAATTGAAGATATGACAGACTATACCGCAAGACTGTATGGGGCAAGCAGAGGAGAGCTTTTAAATTGAGATATTCAGAATTTAAAACCGAAAAAGAGTTTAAAAAATTTTTAAGAGATAATAAAATTTTGATTAAGGATTATTTCGAGAAATTTGAGCCTCGATATGATCTATTTACTAACACTAAGTTGGAGTTTAAAGATCGAAAGACTTATTTTAGTATCGACTTTTCTGACAAAAGACACATGGCCAAGTGGCTAGGTGATCAGTACAAAGATGTGCAAAGAGATTATATCTTAAAAAAGCTAGAGGCAAAGTCAAAAGAAAAAGAATGGAACTTTGCACCCTCTCAGGTAGAATGTCGATCAATCAAAGAAATACCAGCATTAAACGTTATTAATTACTGCGAGGATGATAAGATATGGCAAGAACTAGGTCTTATACGTAAATACCAGTACAAGAGCTTTGAGGGGCAATTTTGTGGCATAGAGGATAGTATTCTGGCAATTGACAGTAGAGAACAAAAGCCTCTTAAGTTTAATACACAAACTTTGAAGAGTAAGCTAGATTTTGGAGACTATTGTTTTATAAACGAGCCTTATTTTTGCAATGTTTTTATTGAGAGGAAGTCTATTCAAGATTTATGGGGAACAATGTCTCAGGGTTATGACAGATTTCAGAGAGAGGTTGAGAGAGCTAAAAGTCAAGATGGATATTTAGTAGTAGTAGTCGATTACGCTTTCTCAAAAGCACAATCTTATAATTATAATAAGAAACACTCATTGGCAACTCCTGAATTTATTTTTCATAGAATAAGAGAGCTTATGCAGAAATATGATAATATACAATTTGTATTTTCTGGAGGTAGAGAAAAGAGTGTGCAACTATTTGAAAAAATAGGGATACTGGGAGAGAATGTCAAAACTATTGATTTGCAATACTGTTTGGACATGAAGAAAATTTAATTATGGCTTTTATTGAAGGAAACTTTTCGAATGACAAAGAAGATATTATTGAAAGAATCAAAAATATCAAAGGAGATATTACAGAGGCAGAGTCTAGACTATTAGCTGCTGAAATATTTGAATCTCAGCCTGGGTTTTTATATAACTTGCTAACTGGAGAAGAGTTGTTTCCTTTCCAAATACTAAAATGCAAAATGTTTGCTGAAAGGGACATGTGCTTGGATATATCTGCTCGTGGTGCGGCGAAGTCATTTACTGCTGCTGTTTTTTGCCTTTATTACGCAATTACTCACCCTGGAATTAAAATCTTAGTACTAGGTCCGTCATTGCGCCAATCTGCAATTATACTGTCCTATATAATGGACATTGCGAAAAAGGAAAACGCTCATTTCCTTAGACAATTTCTATCTAAAGATGCATACAAAAGAAAGCCAGAGAGACACTCTATTCAAATAGGAGAATCTGAAGTATTTGCTATGTCTTTGGGTGACGGCAAAAAGATTCGTGGTGCTCGTGCTCAAGTTATTATTCTTGACGAAGCTTTTGCTATTCCTAATAATATCATTGACGAAGTTATTGGTCCGATGATGGTTGTTCGTGCTAACGTTTCTGAAATTAAGAAAATACGAGAAAAAGAGGACAAGATGATCGAAGCAGGGATAATGAAAGAATCAGATCGTCAAAAATTTGATAACAATAAACTAATAATGCTTTCGTCCGCTTGTTATGAGTTTGAACCTCTTTATAAGAGATTTAAAGAATATATTGACAAAATAAATAACCCTAATTTTTTAAATACCAAGGAGCATAATGAATCTGAACTATCATATGGTATTGTCAATTTTGGATGGGAAGCTATTCCAGACGAACTCCTTGCAAGAGGATATATTCTAGGAGAAAAGGCTAGAATGTCTGAAGATGCTTTTAGAAGAGAGTATGAAGCTCAATTTTCTCCAGACTCCGCAGCATACTTTAAAATGTCTAAAATGATTGAATGCACTTTGCAACCGGGCGAATATCCCACAATCGAACTTAGAGGTGATGACAGAGATAGATACGCATATATCCTAGGTATTGACCCTAATTATAAAAATTCTGAAGACTCAGACCACTTTGCGATGTGTTTAATGAAAGTGGATAAATCAAACACTAAGGTTGGACATGTAGTGCATAATTATGCGGTTGCAGGACTTAATTTAGATTCGACAATGAGATATCTGATTTATCTAATTACACATTTTAATATTGAATATATTTGCTTGGATGCTGGTGGTGGAGAATCTTTCTTAGAAGGTTGTAACAATTCATCATTATTCAAGAATAGAAATATAGAATTAAAGAGCTTTGATGCGGTATTCGATAAAGGAGAAAAAGAATTAAGAGAATCTAAAAGGCAATATGACCCTAAAAACAACGTAAAAGTTCATATTCAAAACTTTCATTCAAAATGGATTAGAGATGCCAACGAATATTTGCAAATGTGCTTTGATCATAAAAAAGTTAGATTTGCATCTATGCCTATGGATTCAGACTTTGATTCACTAAAGAAGTGCGACATACCCATTAAAGACATAGACTTTGCTACTAATATAGATTTAAGCGGATTATCCGTTAACGACAAAAATAAAGAAAAGAAACGTCAGTTTATTGAACACCAAACATTCTTAATCGACCTTACAAAGAGTGAATGTGCCAATATAAATATTACTACTACGGCTCAAGGCACCCAGTCTTTTGATTTGCCTTCGGCATTAAGAAAACAAACTGGACCAGAGAAAACTCGAAAAGATAATTACTCTGCCTTGTTACTTGCGAATTGGGGTCGCAAATGTTATGAAACTCTACAGGAAGTTACCGTAGAAACAGTGAATCCTTGGGATAATTATAGACCTGAGATGTTCTAATTTTAATTATCTTCTTCTATACCTTTGCGATGCTTATCTACAATATAACGTTCTTGTATAAGTATTTTTAGCTTCATGTTCAAACGTATCATGTCGTTGTCAAGAGCTTGAACCTGTTTTTTTAATTTACCCAAAGAACTACCTGCTGAGTCTAAAGCGGGATTTACTTTGGTGGTAACCCATTTCCAGATATACCAAATAAAAGTTCCAACACCGATTAAGGCGATGACAGGGAAACCGAACTTAGCGATTACATCTGCCCAATGATTAAATTCAAATCCACTCATATTATATTTTTATTGTTCGTAGTTAGCGTAGGTCTTCGTTGTCAATTTTCCAATTCGATTTTGCAAATCTCTTATCATGGCATCATGGAAAAAAAGTACGTTTTGATTGTTTAAGATCATGGCCTGTTGTTCTTCAATTATAACTTGTTGATCTTTAATTGTTTGAGAATGTTTTTTTATATCTTTGTCTATCAGGTAAAAGGCCAATACAATAAGTAGAAGTAATGTAGGGAAAATTATTTTTTTTATTGATCTAATCATCCCTGCAATCTTCTTTTCCTTCGCTTGCCGCTATCCTATCAAGGTTGGGCTCTACATTAAAAGCGCTAGAAAATAAGGCATCTATTTTTACAATGTCGTTATTCATAACATCACATTTGTTTTCTAGAGATAGTAGGGAGTTTCCCAAACCAGAGATTCTAGTATTAACTTGTGCCAAAATAAACTTTAAAATAATAAACAAAAACCATCCAATAGCTAAAGCCGCAGTAATCGGCAAGCCGACTTTCTCCATAAATGATAATACGTCACCAATCATTTTCCCTCTTCTTTCTGCCTTTTAAGTATGGCTTTTTGTAATGCCAAGGGAAGTTTCTTTTGCTTTTCTGTGAGACCTCCCTCACTGACTTCATTCACTACTGGCTTCATTTTGATATATTGCATAGCACAAGCTTTCGTAGTTTCTTTTTCGTCCTTGTCTTTTGTGTCTATCAATTCGTCATCATATTTAGAACAGACGGTCATAAAAGCTTTATAGAGATCTTCCTCTTCTTGATTATATTTTTCAGTATTCATGGTTAATTTTTTCCTGCTGGTGTGAAATAAAATCCTACTATTGCTCCCAAAGTGGCGATTGAGACCAAAGCGATGTGCCCAGTGGTGATTGACGTTGTAATGTCTGCTCCGCTTGGGAATTTAATGAGTCCCCAGATAAGAGAGATTGCTTCTTTATTTTCTGGTGGTGTGAAGGTAATGAGTGTGACGGAGGGATAGATGGTGCAGAGGACTGAGATGACGAAAAAGTTGAGCATCCCAATAAGAGCGATAATGCGCCTAGTGCCGCGAGTAAACATGCTGGTATCTTTATCAACTTCGCCAAAAATTGCTTTTTGGAACTCGACATTTGCGCTAGCCATAGATAAATCTCTGGCCAATTCCCTTTTAGCTTTTGCTTCTCTGCCTTCATTTATTGATTGTACGGTACCAGCAACAATCTTCAGCATACTACCCATTCCAGTAGCGCCAAGAGTTGATAGTAACATTGTGACTAGTCCAAACATAAGTGTATACTATATATTACACACTTATTTTATAAATAAGAAACCTATTTACGAATATTTCAAGTGATCAGTCCAAAGTTCGTCAATTAATTCTTCATCTTCAAATTTTTCTTTTGTTTCGTGCCACTCTGGATTAATCCACCCTACTCTGGCGTAGATGGCTTTGCCTCTTGTGTCTACACAATCATTATTTAGTTCAAGCTTTTGTCCATTATAGTAAAGATCTTCAACAAATTCTCCAAAATCTGTTTCAGTAAGACTAGCACCAAGCAGTTTTGGGTCAAAACTTTCTGCTTCTACTTCCCAGCTACAAAAAGTACCTTTTTCTGAGCTATGGTAAATTAATACTGGAACCGAACCATTTTCGGAGTCAGTGATATAAGCTTCACGGCTTATGAGACAGCTAGGTTCTATTTCATTTTCAATTTCTTCCTCTTCTCCGTCATTGATTTCATAAACGGTAAGATATGAATCACCATACATTCCGAAGCCATGCTCCAGATCAGCATCATCATAGAAGGTATCTTGAACTTCTTCAATTAACTCAGACTCGTCTTTGCCTGTCCATTTATTTACAAAATCTGCATCTTTAGTGCAAATTGCATATTCACCGCCATATCCTATGGCTTCAATTTTAAATTTTTTTTTCATAATTCGTCGTCCTCGTGTGTGTAAACTTCGTCATTCATTCCCATACATGAAAGGTTTTCCCATAGCGTTCTTTCAAAAATGAGTTCGCCATCTTCTTCGCCAAGATCGATAATCCAATCTGGAGCATGATCGGTCCAATCGTTGTCAACCATGTAGTGTAAGTGTCCTTCGTTTGAATCTTCTTCAAAACGAACAGTTAGAGGCTTACCTCCAACGTCTAAATCGAAATCAGTTACCTTTTTAAAGTAGACTTCGTCTGGTGGGTATTTTACTTTTATTTTTGCCATAAATTAACCTTCTATTTCTAAGATTTCTCCTGCTTGGGTTGTACTGTAATGAAAGTCGTCATGAAAGAATAGCTCTTCAATCGCATCATAAATATCATCATTCTCTGGTTCTGGATCAAGATATAATTCTGCTCCATTATCGTCGTCATGGCGACCAATTTTATATTCTTTGCCCTCTATTTTTGCCTTGAAAACATAGACAACTTTGCTGTATGTAATTTTAGGTGTTTCTGTAATTTCTATTTTCATTATTTACCTATAATAACATGTTTTTTTAAATTGTCAAGCTTTTTTTAAAATAAGCTCGTATCCATCTTTTGTTTCAACCCATTCAAATTTATCACCCTCTTTCCAGCAAACTTCTGACAGACCTTCATCTGTTAGTTGAATGGACAATTCACCATCTTCTGTTTTAATTAATTTTGTTTTTCTCATAATTCCCACTCCCAATCTTTACGATACTTAGTGACCACTTTCACTAGAGTGTCCCATTCGTTCCAATCAGACTTATTTGACTTAATACTTACCTTTGTTACTATTTCTTTATTCATAATATAATTATATATATTTCTCTAAGCTACGTAAAGGGGTCCATCCCAGATCTTTCGTTTTATCAGTAATTAAATCGCCATTCATTCTATTACCTTTTCTCTCTGGCAACATTTTAATTTGACCACCAAACATTTTTGCGACCTCTAAAACAGAATAAGATTCATCTGATCCAATTCCGTAGCCGTCGCCCTTACCTTTTTCTCCGACTAATACGAGGGCTTCGATGAGGTCATCAATGTGTGTAAAATTTCTTTTTTGAGTACCAGGCGATACAACATTTAACTTTTTACCTTTCTCCATTCTATCTTTGAATAAACCAATAAGCGTAGCATATTTTCCCTCCTTAATCTCTCGACCTCCATAGACATTGTAGAAATATGTTATGGCGTATGAGATATCATACCACTTACCATAGTTCATAACAAGTTGTGTGTTTTGAGCTTTAGTAAATGCATAAGGAGATGCGTCTGCACCGTTATCGCTGAACTTTGTACTGCTTCCAGCGTATATAAGTTTAGCACCTGTTTTTCTAATAAATTCTAATACTTCAAAAGTACCTAGCGCATTATATTCGTGAACCGTATGTATATCCTCAAAGCTTTGTTCAACCCTTGGGTATTCTCCCAAATGATATACGATATCTGGCGTTGTTTCTACAGCGTATTGAATGTCAGTTGTAGATGAATAGATATAATCAACTCCATCGACATGGTTATTTTCTGATCCAGTGGAGTAATTGTCAAGTGAGGTAACGCTATGTCCGTTTTTATGTAGTCTATCACAGAGATGGCTTCCAATAAAACCCGCACCGCCTGTTACTAATATATTCTTACATCTCACAATAAACTCAGCCACATAAAGAGACATCCAGTAAAACATACGATGAATACTCCGATAATAACCTTTTCGTGTATTTCAAGTTTTCGGTTAGTGTTTTTACTATTTAAAGATTTTTTCATAGAATACCTAAGAACCAATAAATAAACATACAGAATAATCCTGTAAGGGTAAATCCTGCTGTAACCATTAATATTTCTGAAATCATCATGGTATAGTTAAGAATTTTAATAAGCTAACAAAATCTTTGCTTCTTTTTTTAATAAAATTTATCATTCGCTTTTTAGGTATAACCGCCTCAATAAAATCATCATAATGATAATTCATCCATTCTTTTACGGCAATGTCCCAAGTTAGACCTCGACCCTTTTCTGCCTCTATCCATTTATATGCACGAATTTCATCTTTTACTATACGAGCTACATTAAAGTGAAATTTATTATGCTTAGCTGGGTCAAAGGAAGCGTAATCTTCGGACTCTAACAAATAATATATAATAGGTTGATCTTTGTCTTCCATTTTATTTATTTTTCTTTTCTAAATTATTTTTTATAGCTTTGTCAATCTTTGGGGTTACCAAATTTTTGACGTGACTGTTGTATACAAGAGCGCCGCTTGAACGACCCATGAGTTTTCTTTTAGTTGGATTGGGTGCTCTTAAGTCTGCACCTAGTTTTGTTTTTTTAGCCATACATGTTATTATGAGATAAAAACATTTAAAGTCAAGTAAAAAATTAACTTTTTTTAAATAAATATACAACTAGATTTTCAAATTTATAATATCATCGTGTAAAATATTATATGCCCAAGAAACTTTCAAAATCGGAAGCAGAAAGAATTATTAAGAAATTCTGTAAACCACCTTACGACCCAGATGAAGCCAAAATAAAGGAGGCTATGTGGGTAGTTTTACAAGAAAGTGGAGGCGAAGGATTTGAGTGGGAAGAGCCAGAAGAAGAAAATAAGTCTGGGTCTGGGTCTGTAGCCAAAGAAGTTAGTCAAAGTGCATCTTCAGCGGGTGGTGGTGCATTAGAAGGCGCTGGTCAATATGTCGGTCAAATAGTGAGCAATGTCCAGAGTCTTGGGGCGGCTGGAGCAATAGCGATGAGTTCCGCTACATATTTTCAAGCCGAGACCGTTATTGCTTCAACAGAAGAATTTACCGAAATAGTTAGAGAAGTTGAAATCGAATATGGACAAACATTTAACAATTATTTTATAGAAAACACCGCATATCTCATTGAAAGTATACCAATAATTGAAAACATACCAGTAGTTGGCGAAGCTTTAGAGTCTGCATCCGAAAACTTATTAGAAGTGGCAGATGATATGGAAACTGTTGAAGAAAAACAGGAAAGAATAGAGGCGGAGGAAGCTGCAGAAAAAGCAGAGGCGGAGGCAGAAGCTGAAGCCGAGGCAGAAGCTGAAGCCGAGGCTGAAGCTGAGAAAGAGACCAAAAGAGAACAGGCTAAAGAAGAAAGAGCAGCGAAGAGAGAAGAAAGAGAAGCCAAGACAGAAGAAGGGTCAGAAGAGGCCGAGTCTGAAGAAAGCGAAGAAGCTGTAGAAGAAACTGAAGAAACTGAAG